CTTTCATCGGCCTAGGTCCGTGCTCCGGCAGCACTAAACCCTCCACTGGTACTCGCCCTGCTACAGAGTAGCCCCGCGACACCGTCCCTTCATTTCCCGACTTCGGGCCTCCATACGCGCTTCTCCGCCAACACTATAGCTTTCCCGAGGGACTTGAACATTCCGGTCTGGAATGAAAGCTTTCTGGGCAACATGCATGTTCCCACACATGTCCCGACGGATCCACGTATACTTCTGGAAGGTCCTGGGCGCCGAGTCCCAGATTTAATAACCCACCGGCTGACCTATCACCTAATCGTTCCATGAACTTATGGTACGAGTACCCAGAGACCAAGGGAGGTCCCGCAACACTTCACTCATGCACCAGCGGACGGACGGCCTGGCGCCAAAGGTCCAACAGCATGAGTCCAACTTCTTCTTCTTCAGTATTCTCGCCCTCCGGCAGGAAGAATACTTTTCTTTGCTCCTTAGGTCTCGTGACGAACGAGAAGGAAGAGAAGCTGAGTGTAGCACCGAACCGTCGGTTAAGCCCGATACCGGCGCTATACTCCTTATCCTTTAAGGGTTGAGACCTATAACCATAAGTCCGGCGAATGAACCCTAGACTGGGTGCCCATTCGTCTCTCTTTAATCTCCCGCCTCGACCCTCCTTCCACAGAAAAGACCTAAGGATCTCTGCTTCAGAGGGAGTTGCATCCCTACCGACAATGCAACGAAGTCTTGAGTCGACCTGCCCTGGCTGGACCGGTAGGTTGGTGAAGGTACGCTTCACCCTCAAGCCCCTCTCTCTCAAATAAGAGGGGTAGGTCCGGAAACCTAACTGAGACGGGAGAAAACCCCACGCTCGTCCTATCCGTGAACGCACAAAGGCGTCCACCCAGCAGGGTCTAGATGATACGGCCTTGGCCATATGCATCATCCCTTGATAGTCAGAGCAAGCTCCACCTCTCCGCAAATGGCGCACCTCAACCCATTTGCTCCCCCTCCTAAGGAACACCGTGGAGTTAAGCTCCACGACGTTCTCTGCCCTTATCGTCTTCTTGTCGTTGAGCCGGAACCCGTAAGGGTAGTCCTCAGCGGCAACGGCTTGTGATGCCGAAATGACTGTGTCATCCCCATTCACAAGAAACTGGGCTCGTGGGTCAAATCGGGCCGCCCAACGGGCGGCGCAGTAAGACTGCACGCAAAGGAGGGGAAAAGAGAGGTAGGCCCCCATCATCTGTCCGTGGCTTATTCTACGATAACCGCCCTCGACCTCTATAAGAGGACTAAGAGAAGCCTTAGCGAGACGCCTAAGGCTACGAGGTATCTTCACCGAAGTGAAGAAAGCGGCATCAAGAATAGTCTCCGCCACCGAGTGGTAGAGACCGTCGGTAGCAGACACCAGATCGACAGAAGTCTGGTGTCGTCCCGTACAGACAGATGCAATTCGTTCCGCGGTAACAGTACCGCAAAGAAGCCACGGCTGCCTCCTAAGCCAATCGTACATGGCTTTGTGAAGGGGAGCAAGAAGATCGATCCTCTCGTCATAAATGACGAGTGGCCTCACCTTCCCGGCCGAAAGGACTTCTTTGTAGCGAGCTGAGAACAGGGCGCCTAACTCCTGCTCCTCCAGACAGCTGCTACGGAACTCTTCCCTCCTGGATTGCCAGAGACAATCTGCTCGTGAGCGTTTCGGCTCGCGAGCGGTAGAATTAGGCACATGCTCCTCGACGAAGGAGCCATAACGCCTATCCCAACCAGGAGGGAAGACCCGAGTGGCAACGGACTTGCAAAAGGCAAGGTACTCGGGGGATTGAGGGGGGGGTTTCGAGAACGCGTTCTCCTCCCATTTTGAACGCGCTGACGGTGTGCAACGGACGCAACCTGCTGGCAGGTTACGTGCTATAGAAGCAACGCTGAGAGCAAGCTCCCAGCGTTCATGCCGTCGCAACCTCTGCAGGCCAGAGGTCATTCTTCCCTCTCGACGAGGGAAAGGGACAGAGGCTCGCACCTTGCCTTGTCCCAGAAGAAAAAGATGGAAACGTCCGAGTTGCGACGGTTCGCAGTCTGGAAGCTCAGAATATGGCAAGCCATATCTAGCCCTCACAAGACGCAAACCGTTTCGGATGGTCTCCTTGCTGGCACGATCAGCCCTAGAGCAATCGTGACAGCGTTTAACCCCAGAACCGCTGGCGGAGTTACCTGGGGGTGCCCTCGTGTTAACGCACAGGGGCGAAACGGCTACGCACTGTTGTCTCAAGACTTCAGTCGTGCGAGTCGATGAGAGTGGAAGCCGCAAGGCACACTGGCTCATCGACATGGACTTAG